TCACGCAAGGATAGCTTAAACTTCCTGCGTTTCAACTGGTTATAATTTTCTAACAGGGCGTAGTAATATTCCATAGTCTATTATAGAGAAAGCCCAACCCAGAGGATTCTAGGCTGGGCTTTCTATCCGATTAATTTGTGTTACTTAGAAACGAGGCCGCTTGATGATCAAGTCGTGTAGCTGACATGCTCCATGAAATCATAGCGGAACACAACCTCAATTGTGTGGAAATCATTGGTAGAGTAGTTAAACTCAGCAGTCTTCCAACTCTTAGGATACACACCGAAGAGGCGAGTTTCCATTAAGGGTTGCCCATGTGCATCCAAAGAGACAATGGTTGCTCGTTGAGCTTTCCACCCAGTCCTAGGTGGTTTATCGGCGCTGTTGGCATTGAACTTACCGCTCATTGGATCATAGATTGAAGAGAACCAATTCCATAAGGTATTAGCTATCTGGGGCTGATAAAGGTTATCAAAGGTCACAGTAAGTTCTTCGGGAGAAGCTTTACCGGGATAGAAAACCTTATCATTTACACGGTGAACTTCAATGTCTTCCGTGGAAAAGCCCGCTGCGGTTACTTGCTTACAAGCTAAAGTCAATTTTTCGTGACCACCAGGGGCAGGAGGCCCCACCCCTCCTGGTGCATCAGCCCCACCTGGGATGACGAGGTGCATCTCAAATTGATACGCTCTTACAGAATCCAAACCCTCTGAGATGACGGGTAAACCTCCCTCAAAGTTGTTTGATCTGTTTGCCGTAGGGTTATCTGTGTTATAATACGGTGTATTTAGTAAATTTGCCATAGTTAAATTCTCCTAATTAAAAGGTTGCTGATTGACTAGTTAAGTTGAGTTCGAAGACCACCATTTCGGCTGTCTTTGTTGGTTTGATCATTACCGTGCACCACATCTCGTTGCGATCAACTCGCACGGGAGTATTAGTACTAGCGTCACACACAGCCTTAAATTGTGTAATACCCCTACGGTTTGCAATATCATCTAACATGGGATTGATAAGATCAGTAACCCTCTGCCAAGTAATTGGATCATTGGGTTCGAAGACCAGTCTCTGGGTTGAAGCCAAGATTTGCTTCTTAATGTAGATCATCATGCGTCTCACATTGATTCGGTCAAGAGCCGATGGTTGACGCTGAGTAGTACGCTGCCCGAAGATAGCAATTCCATTCTGAGGGAAGTTCACAACTGGGTTGAGGACATTTCCACCAGAGTACATCGAGTCACGATCACCTTGGTTAAGAACAACTTCTACATCCGTTGGCTTCGTTAAGCGACCACGAACAAACCCCGCAGGAGCAAACCAAGGATCAGAAACATTATCCGTTACACCGATCTGACGGGCACCATAAATTTCAGGTGCAAGCCAACGGTCCTTACCATCAAAGACTTGGAAGACTTTCAACCAAGGCCAGTAGAGAGCAGCATAGGAGCTATTAATCGCTGAGGATCGTTTCGTATCGAAACCATTACTCCATGCTATTGCGTCCCCTGTTCTACCTACATTGAAAGGAGGGGAGAGAAGAGCAAGGAAGTCTGTACTTCTTTCAGCCACAGTAATTAGGGCGTTCTGAATTTGCTGTGAATCACCCACTCCGACTCCTGGAGCTAAGGCAACCGAGATGTTAAGAACGGGATCATCCAAAGCCTCGATTCCAGTCTTTCCACCTTGCGCTGTAACCTCTCCAATAACGGTAGTGTTAACATCGGCTTGGAGAACGGGTTGTCCGTTAGTTCCCCCAGCCAAGTTGTAAGTACCTTGTACAAGCTTCAAGAATCTAGGGTTAGCCGTAGAGTTCGAAGGAATGTCTCCCTGTTTTCCAGTATGGGATCCAGCAACTAGACTGTCTAGAGGCTTAGTAAAGTTTTCAAGAGCAGTTACTGCTACAGTATCGTCATATTCTCCAGTAGCAAAGTTAGCTGTAATAAGATCGGAAGTCTTACCATCAAAGGTGGTTCCAATTAGATCTTCAAGGAAGGCTCCAGAGAGCAGCCCTGCTTTAAACTGATCAGTTGCCTGACCTAAATCATTAATTTGTTCAATACTAGCTGTTCCACCGTTCCTAGCTACTTCAAAGGAGACACCACTTGTACTGCCGTCTGCTACTGAGCCAGCCACATAACCCGCTCCAGGGTAAAGGCTTTTAACCAAGTAGGAAACCTCGGTACTAAGCATAGTAGTTCCAGAAGCCGTAATTTGCTTATTAGCAACCCCTGATGCTCCCAGTTGGTCAATCGCAGCAAGCCCACTACAATTCACCCAAAGATCACCATCATTTAGAACTTCCATCTTAACACCGAGGGTAGCTAAGTTACCAGCAGCACCGCAGCCTACGAGGAAGGAAGAAGCGTTAGCACTATTCTGGTCGGAGAACGCTCCAATATTATCTGTATCAAGTTCTCCTCCTAGGACCTTCTTAAGACCTAGACCAGTATTGGCCCCTTCAGTAGAAGATAAAGTAATAGTTCCCTTGGGAATAGTAAATACCTTGGCATTAACTACCTTAGCCCGAAGTTGATCATAAGCAGTAATAGTAAACCGTACTGAAGAAGTTCCTAGGTCTGCGCTTCCAATTGAGGACATACCAAGATCGGTAGAAACAATCTTAATAGGATTAGCATGAGTACCACTTACGATAATAGCGGGACACCCTCCAATATTAACGGCTGCGGAGGCTTCTAAAGCCCCCGAAGCGCAGCGGATAAACCGCATGGAGTTCGTTGCTTCTAAAATTTCCAAAGCCCCTTCAAGAGCTTGGCCCTTAATAGCCTCTGAAGGCTCTCCAAACTCTAGAATGAGTTGAGCAGGGCTTGTAATTAAAGTTGCTTTTTTGTTATTAAGACCAGCTATAGGACCGCGACTTGCGAAACCTACGATCCCAACAACAGATGAATTAAGGGTGGGGGAATAATCCGATACATCTTTTTCAATGACATATACACCGGGACTTACGAAATTTGGCATTTAAATTCTCCTGTTATTTCTATGCGTTTTTGATAGTAATTAGCTTTCGTTGTTGATAACGAATGCAATAATCTGTGAGATAGGAAGCGGGTACAGTAATAGACTGTCTAGGCTCAAGGTAGTAATCTTTTATACCCTTTTCGGTCCTTAGAGGCAAACTCCAACTTTGTAAACTGACATTGGTAATCTTCTTCATAGTGTCTCTCCTTAGTATATACAAGTTTCGATGGGGTTTTTGTCCATTTTTTTTAGTATAATGTAGTGTCTACATTAAACTCTTCAATTTCCCCTGTAGAGGTGATTAAAAATTTAGGATTAGGTATATAAGCTTCCACTTTTATCTTAAAACTTCTCCTAATAATCCTTTCCTGCCTATCAGAAGTTTCGAGGGTGGAGTTATCCACCTCTTGATCAATAAAAGATAACGCAGTATTCGTATAGCTGTTTTCTATTACTAAGTCGGGGTTGAACATTAAACGAATTTGCTCTACCAACTGGTCTAGATTACTCTTGTACTTAGCCCAGATGTTTATCCCATACTCAATGTCCACAGCCCGTGGAGCTATGCTTAGAACCCTAAAAGCCCTCTTCTTTTCATCACTCCACCAGCTTTCTGAAACAACATTAATAGAGGTTCGTCGCCTATTGTCTGAGTTCTGAGAAGAATCTTGATTAATGGAGATAATGGGTAGAATAATGTTATTCTCCTGCTTCAATTTTCCAATAGTTCTTTCAGGATTAGCGTGAATACACTTGACCCCTAACACCTCGTTCTCTGAGTTGATATACTTAAGTGTATTAAGTTTTCCTATTAAGAATCTAAGAGATTCCCTATAGAAAAGGGGGATATTATTCTTCTGTTGGGTTCTTCGCGCAATTTTATCTCTAGCCCAAACAAAAGCCTGAATGTTTTGAGAGGTATTAGGAAAGGTTGCCTTAGAAGCAGTTTCTATTTGATTAATTTTATAGGTCATCGTATTTCTCCTCTAAAGTTTGAACGGTTCCCACCATTCCAGGTGCCTCTGAGGTCTTAGTAAGAGGAACATCCTGCACATCTGCGGAGTCTCGTAGGAGTTTAGCTGCACAAACTAAGTGGTATACACCATAGATTTCAAAACTATCTTCCTGTACTTCAATGATTTCATACCTCTGATTTTGGAAACGAGGCTCTAATACATCTCCAGGTTTTAAATGTCCCTTAATACGCTGCTCCATGTAGGTCTTATTAAAAACAAATAGCTGATCGTTAGCTAATTCTATTCCAAATTGACCCAAATTTTCCTCTAATACCTTAGGCTCGTAGTGACCATAAACTAAAACAGGAGTCTTAGAGACGGGCTTATTTCGTGCTTCCATATACACCTCATCATACTGATCCTCTCCCTGCAAGTACTGGTAATATAGAATTTCCGATCCACTAATCTTAATCATTTCATCATCTACAATATTAAATAGATTAATGTCAGGGTTAGTGGGATCAAAGAAATTTAATCTACCATCCATTTCCTCTAGCTCAGGAATAGGAGGGGGTGTTACCCCTACTTTGAAGTTATCTTGTTTCATTAGTATGTTGAGAAGCGGGGTGGTTCTTCGAACTCATCAAGGAGCCGCTTAATTAGTTTTTCTTTTCCCTCTGCACTTTCCTTAACCAGGGCTTCCCCATTTAGCCTAGCTCCTCCTCCAGGTGAAGGTACTGTTTGATATTTACCTCTGATCTGACCCAAGGCTCCCTTCGCACAGGCTAACGCATACTGCTGTAGCCAATTCCTGTAAGCGGGGTGGAGAGTGTTAGAATTTAACGCCCTGTATACTACAATAACTGTTTGAGGAGTCACTACAGGTCTAGGAACAATGTGTAAGAATTGGTTATCTAATACACTAAACGCACCCTCTTGACCTAGAATCTTTCTAGTCATCTCTAAGTTCTGTTGCAAGAGATAAAAATCTCCTACCCCAAAATTTTGGAAGAGATAATTGTCTTGAAAGTATTTAATGAAAAAGTCAAATTCTAGAGTCCCTGCTTGGGACTGGACAGAAAGCAGGGTCTTTTTATAAACCACATACTCTAAGTTGTTTAGGATGTAGGGAGGGAGTTGGTAGGTACTTATCCCAGCCGAAGCATCAAAGGTAACAAATTGTTGAGCGAATAAGGGGGCGTGGTTATACATCGTACCCACGGCTTCATCAATACAAGTTTTAAGTTGAAAAGGCGTAAGCTCTACTCGTACAACGGGATGTCCTAACTGAGCTAAAATATAATCTTTTATTGTCTCGTCAAAATGAGTCCACTCTACTCCATCTTTATAAGTAGTGGCATTTAAAGTTTCATAGTTAATCTCATTCTTAGCGAATGCACCATCAGCCTTTCCATCCAGAACAGATTGTCCTGCATATCTACTAAAACTATTTCCCCATGCCGCTAATTTCGGTACTACTGCCATTATTTAGATTCCTCTGTGCTTTGAGTCTAGATCTAATTAGACCTCTAGAATATATAGGTAAAAAAGAAGGGCGGGGAAACTTAATTTCCCCGCCCTTATTACAGTCCTAACAAGAGTTAGTTATCAGGCACTAACTTTGTTACCCGTCACCTTGTTGTATGGTGGGAACAGGAAGTCAGTGGTTGCTCCGACGAGTCGAATGATCCGATAGAATCGTGACTCAGGAGTAACCGCTGCCTTACCGTAACGGGTGAGAATTCCCTTCCTTGGTTGGAAGGTCTCGGGATCGGTGATGGTTGGTAGCTGCTGGAGAGGGATGTAGGGGCAATAAACATACCCTGCATCCATAGGACCAGTGCCCTTATAACCAATCATGATCTCGTCTTCTGGGTACATAGGATCAACATAGAGATCATACTTACCAGCAAACTTACCCTTATACTCGATGGAGTTAGCGGTAATGTTGGTAGGACGATCACTAGGAGCTAACCCACCCTCAAGCTTCGCAGCCGATTCCAGCATAGAAGCGATAATGGGTGATGTTACCATCCAAGTACCAGGACCACGGAAAGTGGTACGGTAGATGTCGTTTGAAGCGAAGTTAATCGCTGCAAGCAGGTTCGCATACACCATGCCAACATGCTGAGGAGCAAAGTTGTTGGTGTTGTTATCCATAAACATCTTCTTAAGGTCTACGAGGTAAACATTGCTGTTAGAACCAGAAGTGTTAACTGGTGCGTTAGCAAAATCGTAGAGATAAGAGCCGGGAGTAAAGCCCTCAATGCCCGTACCAGATGCTGGAGTATGAAGAGTACCAGTCTGCTTGAAGTCGTTTGAGTTCGCGTTATCAAGCGCACTACGGTTCCAACCAGTTAGGCCATCAGGATCGTAAGCGATCATGCGAAGGTCTTCAACCAATTCACGGTCGATCTCAAGGGTAAGTTCCTTGGAAAGAAGGTCTGTAAGTTCACCTTCTAGATCAATGTTGTGATAAGCACGAAGATCTTGTGCAGCCTCAAGCGTCCAGAGTGAGCGCATCTTGCGAGTACGCGCAACAACTGGTTGCTGCTCGATGTGCATGTTGATCTCAGGGATCTCTTCGCCCGAAAGAGCTTCACCAGCACTTACGCTGTAGCCAAGGATCGTATCCTTGTCAGGCCAAGAAGCAATAAAGCCTCCCATCGTGGTTGATACGGAACCAGTAGCATCATTAAGGATGCTGGACATGTAAACAGTTCCAGTACCATCAATGTTTGCGCCAGTAAAGTTAGGCGTTGCCGTCTTGCCAGCGTATGTCAGGTTGTACTTGCTGTAAATAGTTTCAGCAGAACCTTTGAATACACGGTCGTTGCCTAGGTAGAAGATCTGCGAAACAGGTCCACCCATAGGCTGTACGCCAACAATATTGTTGGCAATGAGTTGTGGAAATACGCGACGAACGAGGGGAAATGCAAACTTCTGGAAAGTTCCAAGCTTACCAACCGTAGTTGGACTGCCAGCCTCGTCCATGCGGTCATGATTTTCCGCAATGATGGACTTGGCTTGGTTTTCAAGCAATTGTGCCGTTACACGCTTGGTGTAATCGTTGTTAATCCCCTCTAGCACGGGTCCCCACTTAGTTAAGATTTCTGAATTTTCTTGTAACATAGTGTTTTTCCTTACTAAAGATTAGATTGAGGCATGAACTTCATAACCTCGGGGGTTAAGAGGTCATTAAGTTCCTGGGGTACAGGGGTTCTTGCCTCCTTTTTGTCAACATCTTCTTTGATGATAACTGCTTTTTCTGAAGACTTAAATGGCTTTTCCTTAGATTCCTCTAATATATCGACTGCCTCTAAGAGTGTCGCCTTATCTTCTTCAAGCTTGTCAACTTTCTGAGTAAGAGCATTGATTGAAGTATTCATCTTTTCGGTTTCCTCAAAGGATTTCCTTAATTCATCCGTTAAAATATCTACTTCAGCCTCATACTCTTTCTGCTCTTGAACGAGGTCAGAAATTACATTATCTTCATCGCCCTTCTTCAATTCCAAAGCCATAAGTGTCTTCACAGATTCAAAAAGCGATGCATTTCGCATCGTTTCGTTCTCCTCTTGAAGCTCTCTTACAGCTTGGTCCTTTAATTCATCAACTCGGGACCTAATAAAACCTTTTACTTTTGCTTCTAGAGCAGAAGTTTTTTCGTCTACTTGTTCCGAAATGACGGTATTCACTAAGTTAGCAATCTCAGTAACTGCTGCTTCTGAAAGACCTTCAGGCAACAATTCTGCGATTGGTAATGTTTGTTCAATTTTTGATTTCATAGCGTAACCTCCAGCCATCACAATATTTACAGATGTAATGTATAATTAATTAAAAATTTTTATTTTTTGCGTAGTTGATTAAATAGCTTTTGAATAAAAATCTTCTCTGATAAAGCCTTATCATATGTAGCTTTAACCGTATCTTCGATAAACTTAGAGTCTTTACTCTCATTTACCAAGCCAGGAAACGCTCCTTTAGTTGATGGATCAGCTACTAAATCAAAGGTTACTAGTTTAAAATCATCATTAACTACTGAATAATCCCCTTTCTCCGTAAGGGAACCCATTCCCCTTGAAGAAATTCCTAACTTTACCCCACCTTTAATTAAAGCTTGGGCTACCTGCCCACAAGGAGTATTAAGGATCTCTGCTTCACCAAGCATATCATCCCCCTTCATATGTAATTTAGTTACTAAATGAGAAACATTTCCTAGCTTTACTGCATCATGTGTAGGGTGATCTAATTCTCCCATTAATCGTCGCTCTTGAATAGCTTCGTCTAATCGGGTCATTTCTCTAACTAAGAGTTTCTTTTCATAAATTCTCTTATTTTGATTAGGGGTTCCTGCCCTCTGGAATACCCCTGCAATCTTCATGGTTCCATTAGCTTTGGACTCCTCTAACACTTGCATGTCTTCAATAATAAAGGTATCAGTTATAAACATTATTTGCCCCCTACGGCTTTCTTAGAATTCTTAATCTTATTTTTCGCACCTGGGCCATACTTATCTTTAATTCTCTTAGAAGAGGTAGTACCGTGCTTAAGAGCGGTTCTCATAGAGTGAGCTTTAACACTCTTAAAATCTGCGGAGGGGGTTGCGCTACCAGGAGTAAACCCCTTAGCAATCTTACCCTTACTTTTTTCTCCCCATCCTGATTTGGAAATAACATAGAGCCTATCAGCCCCCTTAGTACTAAAAATCTGTCCCGCATATCCCTGCTCTAGTGCTTTAGCTATAGTAGCGTAAACTCTTACCCTAGCTTTTCTAGATTTTACGGCCCCTTTTTTGTCTTTAGCTGCGTCAGTTTTGGGCTTACCCCGCTCTGTTAAGATATCAAACAAAGTCATCGTGTAATAGCCTTCTTCTTCTTCTTACGAATTTTATTTAAAAAAACATCCATTTTTTCAGCATTCTCTTGCTCTTTCGTCTTGGTAGCATCAGGTCCTGCCAAATTAACTCCTAAGCTTCCAGCAGCGGTTACTTCGGTAAGAGTTCCTTTTACTTCAAGCAATAAATCTTTAATTTCTTGAATGAGAGTCTTAAGTTCTGCAACCTCTGAAATCTCTTGAGGGGGAGAAGGGGGTGAAGACTTCTCTTCTCTTATGGGCATCTCAGGAGTTTTTTCCTCTACAATACTTTGAACAAAGTTAGCAGGGACCTCTACATCAGAAATATCTGGAGCTTGTGCAGTCACATCGGCAGAATATATAGACGGATTGGCTTCTAAGGACGGGGCACCCTCTTTAGGTGCCTCTATTGTCCCCTGAGCTAACAAATTTTCTGCAAAATCTCCAACTGAGACACTCATTTCTTACCTCATTTACCTTTGGAAGCCTTCTTAAGCTCCTTAACCTTCTTCATAACGGACTCTTTTTTAGACTTCTTCTTCTTTTTGCTCTTCTTGGATGCGTTGATATCCATATCGGCTTTAGCATCTGCCTCAGCGTCAGGATCTTCTTCCGAAGCAGCAGCATCAGCTTCTGGGTCATCATGTGAGTCAACGGCATCATCCTCATCATCGCCATTAAACTCATCAATAGATTGCATAGCAGCTTGGATCTGAGCGACATGCTCTCGGATTTGCTCATCACTAAGCTCCTCCTCAAGAGTGGACTCGCATAGAGGACAAGTATGCACCTCAACGCTTTCCTTCATCTCATCATCATATTCCTCATCATCCTGCTCCTTAACCTTCTTAGAAGCTTCCTTGACCTTCTTAGCTTCCTCTGCGGGAACCTCTTCTTCTTCGTCATCCTGCTCCTTAACCTTCTTTTCCTTTACGGCTTTCTTCTCTACAAGCTCGATCTTTGCTGCGTCCCACGCAGCGTTTTCGAGTAGAGTCTTTACAAAGCTCTCTTCAACTTTTAAATGTTCTGACATAATAGTATTCCTTATTGTTGTTAGCTCAGGACAAACAGAGGTGTCCTTACCTTATATTTATATACTCTACTTTAAGTATATTATTTTTTATTTTATTTTGTTAAGCTCCATTAGCAAAAACATTAGAAGAACCGCTAGAAATGATATGTTCTGGAACAGGGTTTCCATAGTCATCACCTTTTCTCCCCATTGAAAGCCCATTAGCAAGCACACTTGGGGAAAAAGTGTTTAATGTCGGAGCATGTTCGCCACAGCAGGGGGGAAAAGGAAAGGGGTGTATGATCATCGCATCTCCCTCGCGCACCACCCCTGCTCCATTAACAAAAACATTTAAAGATCCCTCATCCGTGAACTGCTGGCTTTTATCCGCGCAACAGGGCTTGAGGGCTGTACTAATCCCATCAATAGAATCAACAGTATCTATTCCATCCGATCTAGCTAGTGCTGCCATTACAAAAACCCTCCAATTTTACCTTTGTCAGAGGGGGGATAGTAATTTCCTGTTACCTGTGGAATCTTTTTAGGTATTTGTGGAGTTCCTCCTTGCTTCAGTCTAGCAGCAGTAAAAAAAGTTTTTTCCCTATCTGTCTTCTTAACAGAGAAAATCTTAATATTATTATACTTTCCATCTAACACCCTTGCTCTAACATTAGCAGGAGTTCTCGCTATGTAGTTAATAAGCTGTGGCATAGTAAATCTAGTCAGTAAGTCCCCTTGAGGGAGCCCCTTTCCTAACCTTCCCCTAGTAAGATCATAGGAAGTTTTAATATCTTCAATCTTATTTAATACTTCACCTAAAGGAGAGGGCTTTGATTTATAAATAGTTGTTGGACCTACTAAAGCGTCTAGTGCTGGGGTGAAATCATCCTTATTATTCTTATGCTGCTGGAAGGTAAAGGCAAAAATATCAGGTCTTCCGTCCTGGTTAAGTCCATTAGCGGCTTTCGTAGTTTGTACATAGTCTTTATTAAAAATAGAAGGTAAAGGATTCATTATAATAGAGGCAGATCGTATAACTGGTTTATCAACCTCATACTGTTCCAACACTGAACCCCCCTGTAATACATTATAGGCAGTTACATTGCTTGGAACAATTAATAAATCATTAGGTATCCTACGGGGGTAAACCTTTCCATCAAAACCATCTAGATCTAAGTCCGTAAAGGTAGCATTTACTACATATCTTCCCAACTCATCTTGGTTAAGGAAATGCCCCCACCAAGGATCATCCACGGGAATGTATACTGTATTTCTAGGCCCAGAGTGTGCCCCAACTATATTGTTGAAATTTAAAGCAGAATCCCCATCCTTCCATGCCCTTGTATACTCAACTTTAGTTTGTTTGGTATAAGGGTCAGTATTAGGCACATCTTCAAGGCTATCTGCATTTATGGTAAACAGATACCCTTTATTAATAAGGGACCCCTCCCTATCTATATTTCCCTGCTCTACCTCGTCCTCATACTTAGAGCTTACAGATAGATTAAACCCATATTGAGTGCTGTTTTGTTTAGCGAAGTGTGCATAAATTACAGACAGGTCTGGAGTATCAAAATTATATGCAATATTTCTATTAGATTTTAATTCAATGGTTTCCTGCTTTCCCTTTACAGTTCTTACTTTAATGAAATCATTTGTCTCAGATACATGTTCAACTTTTCCGTTTGCCCTTGTAACCTTAAGTTTATTATTCGACCCAATTGCTGCACTAGTAACCTTACCAAAAAAGGTTCTTACGGGAAGACTTAGATCAATATCAGGAGCTACGATCCTGTACATCTGAACCATGCGTTGCTGGGTTCCTTTTGCTTTATAAGCTTTATTGTCTAAACTTTGCTTCTTGTCTCTCACTAATCCAAAAGCGTTGCGCCTACTTCCCGAAAGTTCTATCTTTGGAAACCCCTGTGGGAAAGAATTCTTAGCCCCTTGGAACATTTCTGTAAATAAGCTTTGAGAGTAATCATTCACATTTCCTTGAGAAACAGCTAGAGTAATTGCAGTTTTTAAATAAGTACTAAGGGCTAGAGAGGATATATTAGCAGTCTCTAATTTTGCTAAGCTTTCTTTGGTAGCTTCACTAAGCATTTTTGCAGTGAGATTAGAAAATAAATAAGCTCCTATAGTTGTTCCATCAAAAGGAACCTCTGCCCCTAATCCCGCAAGTAATACATCATTAACAAAGTTAGGAACAAAAGTACCCATAATATTATTATCAGTATTATTTCTATTAATTATATTGGTAGCACGACTAAGAGTATCAGGGTCATCAGGGATTAAATAATTATAATCTCTATCAAAAATTTCCATCGAAGGATCAAAAGGAAGGAGGTCATTAAGAGGAGCAGTATTTCTTGATTCGTTTTCGGCTGTATCAAAAGCATCTGCTATAGTAGGACCAATAGGAACATTTAAAGATTTATTTAAAATAACGGATCCAGTCTTTTTGCTAACAGGATAAGAAGGAATATTAGAAGGACCCTTTGTATCTGTGTCCCCTGAATTTGAGGATATAGTTGACCAACCAACAGGAGTATTTCCCGGAAGTTCATAAATCGAGTCAGATCCTCCAGTAGTGGTAGGACCATCTTTGACCTCAAGAGCCAGAGCAACATCTATATTAGTTCTCTCAACGCTAGTAACAGGTCCCGCAGGACAAACGGTAACAATTACATATGTATCAGGACATTCCCCACTACAACCAACACTACCTTTACAAGGACTGGTCGTTGATCCTGGTCTAACCTGAACATCATTCCCCTTAGCCTTCTCCCCATTAACAAAAGTATCTAAAGGATCAGTAGGCGTTGGTCCCATTGAAGATCTACACTCGTAAGTAAAAAAGTAAGTAGAAACTGTACACCCGTCATCCCTAATAATAGGGGGTTGACTAGGATTAGAAAAGGGGCCTCCAGTACTTACACAGCGACAAGTACTTCCCGCAGGAGAAGTTGGACCTACTCCAGTAGGCGCACCTGGACCTCCTGGGGGTGGGGTTGTTGGCCCAGTAGGCCCAGTAGGCCCAGTAGGCCCTGTTGGATTTGGCGTTGGCCCCCTTGGTCCTGGGGGGACTCCAAAAGGTCCAGGTCTTGGTCCTTCGGGATCATCTACACCAGTAGGTCCAATAATACCCCCTCCATGATACCCTCCAGGCCCAGTAGGCCCAGTAGGGCCGGGTTGCTGGGGTACTACAGCGCAATCCGAAGCAACTTCAGGATCCCCACGGTTTCCAGTAGGTCCTGGATTATAAATAAGGTTTTCATAACAACATTCATGCTTAAAAACCATTATATTACCTCTTATTTATTATTACGATAGATCAACAACTGTCCCTGTATAAAGAGGAGCAGTTGGTGATAAGATATCTCCAGAGTTACCTGCTGTCTCAATCAAAGTATAATTGTTTGCGGCTCCCAAATTACTATTTCTATTAAGAACAAGCTCCTTATAAGCAACTACTGAAAACTTAACAGTAGGATAAAAACACATCCCAAACTTAGGGGCAAATCTTGTGGTGTTATTAAAAGTATCCCCTTGTTGATTCATTCCCCATGCTGTAGATGTAAACTGTGGTAAGCAAACTTGATAGCTCAACCAATCATAAGCAGCGTTAGGACCAGGAGGAGATTTTCTAGTTCCATCACAGTTATTTCCGTTACTGGCTTCTTCATCTGTTACTCGACCATCACATATGCCTCCATTACTCTCTGGAATGGGCTGAGAAGCAGAGTTGATATAAAATACTGCGGATTTCTGTGGGGTACTAACAACAGGACCTTTGTTTACATATAATCCAGAACCTAAGCCTTTATTAGTACCTGCTGACGAGCCACCCGCTGTGGGATCAGAGGTAGAAGTGAGAGGTCCACAATTCACATATTCTACTAGAACATCATAATCTTGCGCCCAGTCTGGGAGTATAATTTCAATACGCTTAGTATTGGTAACAATCATTGCTTGGAATTTTGTGCTTCCCCAACTTGGATTAAAATCTACATCTAACCAGTTAGCGGATTGGTCCTTCGTTCCTCTGATAGAGGCCACTCCCCCAGGAAGATAGGAAATCTGCCGTGCTGCGCTCCAACCTTCAATAAACATCCACCAAGTAGCCTTAGCAGATTTCTGTGCGCCAGTCATAACTGAGGCTTGGTTTAAAGAGTTATAAGGTTGATCCCACTCTGGGTAAAGAGGAATATTTCTTCCCTCCGTACCTCCTGGGAGACCTAAGTAGGTTCCATTAGCCACATTAAAGGAAGAATTAGGATCAGATAGCCATACTTTTAGATCAGCTTGACGATTATTATAGAAGTACTGGAGTAGAGCTTCTTTATTTGTAATAGTAGCTTCTTCTAGAAAGGCTTTATTAGAAGTATACTGAGAGAAGGTATAAGTAGTATCTCCATAAGTTAAACCTGCATTTTGTGTAGTTGTTCCCCAAGGATCTTGAGTGTGAGACGAGTTAGCGTTCATACTCAAAAGAGTTCCTTCAGGACCATAAGCCAAACCCCCCATCACATAATCAGTATAAAGAATCTTACCATCTTTTATTTCAGAAGTGGGGATTATAGATCCATACAAACTAGTATAAATTTTCTTAGTTACATCTTGTAATTGGAATAATCCCACCGCAGGATTAGCAAGGGATAGAGGGGGATTAGCTCCTGCTACGCCAGCCCGTTCATTATAGGTAAATTCCGTAGTACGAAGGAAGGGTCTGATATCAATAATATCAGCTTGTGTAATATTAGCTTGACCTTGTTTAACTACAATATAAGCAATAGGAAGAGCAGCTTGTCCCACTAGTTGTAAATCATCATCATCAACATCTATAGCTAATAGGGGTGCTATATTTAGAAGATCGTCAGGAGAGGGGAAACTACCGTGAATAACATTTCCAGCAGAGTCTGTAATCCCCAGGTTTGCCGTAGCTTGTGTATCATTTATATTACCAGCAATTCTAGCTGATCCTGGTGTACCTTTATCTGGAGGACACCCCTCTTTTGTAGAGATACTTGGGACTACATTAGTATTATTTTTTTGAATACCCACTCCTGCACCTCTTACAAGACCAAGCATAGGCTTAGTTTCAAGCTTAGGTTTTGGGGTGCCGCCTATTTGACAGAATGTTTCCTCGTAACTGGGTCTAGTAGTTGAACTAGCGTCAATGGGAACACTATAAGCTACCAATAAATCAATGCGTTGAGTTGCATTAGGAATAACAACATCTACTTCTCCCGTACTTCTATAGTAGTAGTCCCACTCATCAAAAGCTGGGATCTCTATAGTCTGTTCAGGAAAATCTACAACAGAAGTTCTAAAGACACCTCTCCACTTCTTAACAAACGCTAGATGAATAGAAGGTAAGTTCTCATAAGTGTATTGGTTATTATATTCAATTACTGGTCCTAGTTGTGATGCAACAAGGGGACCAAAGTTACTCATTCCAGGCCAGCGATGACTCTGGCTTGACATGTTATACTTAGGATAATTAGCACCTCTCTCACTAGTTGTATTCCATCCCCAATTACCCCCTTCACCTCCAGGGCTAGAATAAAAAGTAAAAGCAATTTCTAATCCATTAACATTATAAGGCTTTTCTCCACTAATAATAAAAGAGTTCCATACGGCATCTCGTTGTACCTCCGTCCACATATTTCGTAAAGCAGGAATTAAAACAGGTTCGCTTCCTCCGGGACCAACGGAATCATATACTAGAGAAGCTAAAGTATCGCCTATATTATAAGCATCATTAATTCTAGAATTAAACCTACCTGCATTTACATTAATAGTACGCCCTCCAGACGATTTTGGGCGTAACTCCTTAATATTATAAATACTAAGCTCACTAGTCTCAGTAAGGTAGCCACCTCCACTACCGCCTTTTGGTCCTTCTAATTTATTTTTAATAAAGAGAATATTCTCTTCAAGCTGACGAACTGGAAGGTTGTCTACTTCATAATAATAAGGATCGTTTGCCTTATAGTATCTAATAGGTTGATGAAATTTGTATGCCATATTATAAGTCTCTATCTAAATCAAAGAGGTTTGCGGATCCTAACCCTACACCAAATCCTGCGGTAGCTTGCCACCAACCCTCTCCTGGATATTCCATTATGGCTTTATAATAACTAAAGATTTTCTTTCTTCCTGAGGTTCCTAAAGTGCCATTCTTAGCGTTTGCAAAAGTGTTCATAGCAGACTTATCTAACCAAATCCTAGTCTCATTATCACAAGACAGCATAGCTGAAGTGTAAAAGAAGGAAGATGCTACATTTTCAACCTGCATCGAGGAGGGAAGAGTAATAATATGACCACTCATACCTAAGTCTTGGTAAATGTCACTAGCAGTAGTAGGATCTAAAGAACTACAATCAGAGGAAGTTGAATAACCTTGTGCGTAAAGCTGATAAGGTGCCCCTGTTTTTAGTGTTGCCGTGTTTGGGAAGTTAAAGCCCATACTTACAAATGCAACAGGGGGTTGTGGAGGCATATAACCCTCCCCTGCAATCGTATGAGGATATCCTAACCACTTCGCTTTAGGATGGGGAGAAACATAAATTCTAAAGGGTCCGATGTTTTGCTGTAGAGGTTTTCCATAGTAGCCAAGGTCCCCACCCGTGTTAACTCCCAACCCAAAGGAATCTAGAACACTTAAGCCACTTGTATCCGCTGTAGAAGAAGGTGCGCCAGACAAACCAGTATTTAATGAAGATGTCCACACAGCACTAGGACCATAATAGATTCCACTAGCGTCTTCTGGGAAATAAGAGGAAACTGTTAAGTAGGAAGCATGTAGCTCTGAGTTATCTGCAATATTCCAAATCCTTAACAGGTCACAGTTTCCAATAGTAGAAGCATCATAATAAGGACCAGAAGGGTTTGCCCAGCCTGTAGGGAAGGTTACATTCCTTGCGGTAACTTCACTTCCTCCAACTGCTCTTACACACATTCCACCATAGGAAAGACTTGACACAGCATCACCTACTGCTACATCTTGTTGAGGAAGCTCTTCGTAAGCTTTCTGGGTAGTATTATTCAGACCAACTTTATTATTATCAGCGCACCATCTCGCTTGTCCTTGTAAGTCTAACTGAGTTACTTCTGTTCCATAAGGAGCAAAGGGGTTTGGATAAAATTGAATGTATCCATGAGAAGTATAGCTTGAAGTATTTAAAACATCGGTATCATAGTCTTCAGTATCTGCAAGATGTTTAGAAGCCCAAAACCTGTGGTAATCCCCAGCATCGTGCATATAAATATGAGAATTTTTATTAGCTACTAAACAAGCTCTAGTAGCATGTAATTGAACTTTGGTGTGGTTGTTCGTGGTGCCCAAACTAAAATTACGAATATCTAGTACTCCGTCTTTCATAGGAGGACCGATCTCAATAGTAGAGTGATTTTCTGCTAAGGCATCAATTCCGAATTGAACAATGCTAGTGGGGCCTGTTATGCTAATATGAGAATTATCTCCTGCATAAAGAGCCGCAGTTTTTTGCTGTTTATCGGATGAGTAAGGTCCTAAGATCATAGTAGAGTTGTTAGAAGTACCGTTTAATTCCAAATTACTTCCCTTAGTAACTTGGAATATACTACCCTTTACTGCGTTAACAATCGAATATGCAGGTCCATCTTCGGTAGACTGGTGTACTTCGGCCCGTGTAAATAAGGCTTTCATATGAGAACCATCAGTAATTACTACGGCAGGAAGAGAGGTATACTCACCTCCCCCAAACTCCTCCATACCGTGTGTACCGCTTAATCCAAATCTTGTACACTTTGCATCTATTTCACTATCCATAGTAGGGATAACCTCAGAGTTAGATAAAACAATATGCTGTCCGTTGTTATCAAAATTAGTATTAGGGTAGAACGGTCCAGTTGGCCACATGAGTTCAGCGTATTGGTTATAATTCAAAACAGAATTAACAGCCTTTAACCCCTCATACCTATTATGATCAGCCGTAATGATAGCTGCTTTCACAACCGAATTTTCTAATACAATCCCCTTATCATTTTGGAAGGAGGCGATAACCTGACCTGTATTAATTGTTGAGTTTACAGCTTTAATACCTTCATTAATATTAAAGAAAGTTTGAAGAACTAAACTTTGGCTTCCCTCGATATTATTATTACTTTCTCCATTTGCATCTTTTCCATATCTAAAATCAGCAGGAGTCTGTACAACAGAGTTTTGTAGATCCATTCCAACCATATTCTTATAGAAACAGAAAGGAGAGTCTAGGGGAAGACCTAATGCATCTTCTGTCGCCGCATTTAGAGTAATAGTAGAGGTTATTGCTCTTAGTCCAGGAGTCGGATTTGTTGTAACCTTAGTATCTAAGTGCGGCCCCACAGTCTCAAGCTCGTAATTTCTAAAAGCTATAAAGCCTCTATTTAAAGTTACATGAGAGTTAACCGCTTGTAACCCAGCATCCTTACATCTAGTGGCAGTACAGTTTTCTATTAACACCTCTGAATTTTCAATATCAAAACCAATATTAGTCCTCTGTTCACCTCCACTATTCAGAGAAGCTTGAGAGCCTCCATCTACGCAGAAGCCTCTAATATACACCTTACCAGCGCAATCCTTAACTGTCACTCCACTAGCGGAGTTTGCGTATACCAGCCCCACAGCCCGTGAGGTATTGGTTGGGGTAGCATAGGCACTTCTTTGTACAAGGACTGAAGTTCTAGGGTTAAGAATCAGTGTTTCTGTGGCAGTAGAGTTATCCCTATAGTTTCCTACATTAAACTTGTTGGCAACTGCGTCAAAGAGGTCCCCTGTTGTATCGGTAAACTTAGTAGAAATAGTGATGGTCTTATTACTAGTAGCAGCCGCCTTAGCCCATTCGGGAGCTAGAACAAAAGTTCTAGTAAAGTTTCCCCACCAAGAGTAAGCTCCCAGAGCATTCTTTTGCCATACTGTATCCCTCACTCCTAAGGAAGAGGACTCTAGCATAGTATTACTCAGATCCTCAGACTCAAATTGAGTAATAGCACTTGAATTAGCATCTACAGTAGTAATAAATGACGAAGGGGTAAGGCTTGATCCACATAAAGATTTAGCAAACCCTCTGTTGATAATTTCCAGACCAGCACTAGAGCCTTCAAACTCCTTATTCTCTACATGGATTCCTCCTAGCTGACCGCTAGTACACACCTCAATAATAATAGGGAACCTGATGGTATTAGGAAGTGCTTCTAAAGCATCAGATACTGTACCGAAGACCTTCTTGTTATCAATTCCACAAGCTGATACAGTTAGCATGATCCCATCAACAGCAGAAGTTGGGTAGCCAGCCATCTCATACAAGTAATCATCACGATCCTCTAGATCATAGATTGGTAGGTTATCCTGCTCCCAGTTATAGAAAGAGCTTGAATCGAATTTATAAACAGGATCAACCCAATTATTAATCAGAGTGCCTGTGCCCGAAGGTAGATATAAGTCTGTTGGTTGAAATGCCATGTTAGAAATTCAATGTCCATTTAAAGACTAATGAAAAATCATTAGTCTTTTCAATATTTGTGAAGGGTCTATATGCCACAAGAGGAGACCTCTCTGGATCATACCCTAGGGGGTTTTTCATAAATAACCCCACCTCGTTTAGAGTATTACCATTACAGGTACTCTGGTCTATGTAAAGTATATAGGTTACAGAATTAAGATCAACCCTTTTGATACTATTATCTGATATTACAGGGAAGAGGTAATTGTTACTATCATCCCCTGTTGTTTGTACAGGTCTAGCTTCTCCATTCCAAGCCATTTCTTCATGAATGTCAATAGGCAGAAACGACTCTGCATTAGTATGATAATCTGCGATACCATTATCCTGTCCTAAGGCTGAGACGAGTGCAGATTCAGATACCCCATAAGTATTGATAATGGTATCACCTTTAGTACCTAATTGAAAATATCTAATTTGGAAATTAGTTATATCTGTAGCTCCTGACCCTGCATATAAAAGACCTAACCCTACTCCCATCCCCGAAGTAATCGTATTCTTATCATCAAAAACATTTTCCTCAGAGCCGTCTGGGTATACCTTCCAAATCTCTAAGTGTCCTGATGCGTCTAAGTAATCTTCTTTTTTCATAGCTATACCTTATAATAGGTAGGAGGGTTTGGAGGATGTTTGGTCATAGGCTAGAGTATCTACAGGAATATATACCCCTCCTGAGTAATGGTCATCAATGTTTCTTGAAAGTCCTAAGAATCCTATAGACCAATGGATAACTAAAGAATATTCTTTAGTTTTTGGAACCCCTGCAAAACTTCTATAAGCCATCAAAATGGGGGTATCCTCTTTAAGCCCTTTGGGGTTTTTAGCAAACAATCCCACCTCGGAAATTAGCTTACCATTACCTGTATTTTCATCAAGAATTATCTCAGACTCAAAGGAGTCCATAAAAACTTTAGTAATTCTCCCCTCAGTTACTTTAGCAAAATACTCATCTGATCCTGAGAATATAACGGATGAGAGGGGCGCAGTAGTCCCAAACATTTCCTTATATTCTCCCCCCTCACTAGATGCATAGAAGCCTCTATACCGTTTAGTAACCTCATAATCCGTATTATCACCATAATCTGCCCAACCAAACGGGGAGGATAGTGTATAAAAACAAGCAGAAGTAGCTGCCTCAAACTTAGTAGCATAGTCTATCGTATCGGTTCCTACTTGGAAGTAGTAAGGCCCATACCCATCAACATAATCTGAGCCGCCCCCCATCTGTATGTCGATAAGGGAGGACCCTAGCCCAGCAGTAATCAAATTACCTCTGTCTACTACTGTTTCTTGGGTGCCATCGCTGTACACCTTACAAATTGTGATATGTCCTTTAATCATGTTGTGACCTAAAATCTAGTGTCCACAGAATATACAGATTTTTATGCTTAATAAATCCTGGGTTCGCGCTTCCACCGATGGGGGTATGGTCTTTATTAGCACATAAGTTTTCAGTAAAGGTTTTTTTAGCAAATAACTTAAATTCCTGTTTGGTTACTCCAGTTGATGTGTTAATAAACTGAGGATTATCATCAGTTATTACTCCATTTTCTAAGAAAGGGGCTTCATTATTTTTTAACGCTTCTTTACAGTCCATATTCCAAAGTCCTATCTGGTGGAGTCCACCGTAGAGATTCATTGCCCAAACATCCCAGATACCGACACCTATCGTATAGGTTACACGGGGATCAACTACCATAGCTTCGGCGGTTGCGTAAACTTCTGCTGCTGAAACAAAGGCTCTTCCTAAACGGTTGGCCCCCGTAAAAGCAGAACCATATCTCAAATGGCAATACCCCCTATAATCCATATACTCTCTAAGGTTAAACAATCCTCGAATACCATCATCATCGTCTGTACTTGCAGTCACATTAGTATAAGTAGTAAAATCTCCCTCGTAAGAACTAACTAACGCTCCTTGAGTAGAGTTGGTAGTTTTGGAGGGGAATACTCCTTGAAAATAGGACGAAGCATCCGAGGACTTAAATTGAATTCTATTTTCAAACTGGCCGTAAGACTGTGTTCCGTCCCCACTAACAATAGAGTATGCTGTGTCGGCATTTTCTAACTTGGTATTCGTAGGATCAGGATACGAGGGTAGTCTATACGGTGGAGTATAAGCAGAAGCCTGTCCCGTAATCGAGCTTGTCCACATAACTCGCATTCTCTTATCAGTTCCAATTAAATTAATTAATGAGCTAACATTAGCACTTGCTCCATAACATAAATCATCAGTCTTATACCAGATGTTATCTTTAGGAAAAAAGTACCCGTTCTCTTGGAAGGAGGAAGCAGCGGGACCAAAGGATACAGCAGCCATCCTGAAGTTAGAAGTGTCCATGACCCTTGGAGCTATTCCCAGAACGCTTGAGGGGGTCGTGAGCATGTCTACAACGCTCTCCCCTGCCCCGTTTAGTACGAGGTTGCTGCCCTCGGCTACGAGGCTGTGAGAGCCGTCTGCGGCTATCGCATATACTTCTACCTTACCCCTCATTGATCGTAATATTCGTTAGTTGGTTATTAGCTGCTCTAGCGTTATCATACATATCTACATTAGAACGGTAATTTAATCTACTGCCTCCACTTACTTCCATTACAGAAGAAGTGTTCACTGCGTTTCTACTTGCAAGCCCAGTACTTAGTGTTTTGAAATACTTAAATATAGTTTTTAAATCAAAAAGACTTAAATCAATATCTCCATATTTAGACTGTATCTTAGCGTTGCTCTTATTTGTAAGGTCTTTAATAGATACCTTTTCAAAAACTACAAACTTATTGGGATGTCCATTGACAACAAAAATTTCAATTACATATTTTTGATCAGTTCTATGAACCTTTCCAAACTGAGAGAGGTATTTAGCGGTGGGTTTAACTGCTTTATTATTCTTTGTAGAGAAGCTAAACTTAAACCGTTCTTGAGACTGATCACTAACATTATTAATAGCTAGGGGGTTAGACCCCACAATACTAGTTATAGACCACGGCTCCCAACAATGTGAAAATAAAGTGTTGAGGGGCTTCATACCCCCGCCATCTCCATTATAAGAATAATTATCTAAATTTCCCATAGTAAAGGGTATAGCCTGAGCTTTAGAAATAGCAAACGCAATTCCCGCATCCCCAGACAATTGAGACATTTTACACTGGCTCCACTTATCTAAATATAACCCGCACTCATCCTGAACTTGGGTATCATAATACCATAGCTGATCATCTTCTGGCTCTGTATGTATTAACACTCCTAAAGTTAAACCCCCAAGTTCAAGCCCACTAACCTCCAAACAATGAGCTAAAATATCTATTTCATACTCATGATCAGGTTGGAAAAAGTTTTTTGATAAATGCCCGCTATCAGGATGAATAGGAATTCTAATCCTAGGAAATGAAGAGTTACTAGATGGTCGGTGGTACTTGATTATTTGATTATTTATAAGCTTTGGATTAAAAGACCATTTACTTTGTTCATTCCTACTCAAATTAAACAAGGAGAAGATAGGATGAGGGGGTCCCCCGTGTCCTCCAAAAATCCATCCAACTGAAGAATCAACTAACTCAATAGCACTTACAAGATTTGGATTTCTAAACTCTGGGGATCCAATGTATGCGTCTGAGACTGAGGAAGCTGCTGAAGTTCCCACCGCATACTCTCCTTCTACTCCTGAAATACTTAACACCCCGCTTCCACCATTGTAAGCAATATCTACTTCATATACTGTAGAACTAGCAGATAAGAAACTACTGGCTTCTAAACCAGAACCGTCGATATCAAAATCTGAATTATAAATATAAGGCCCGTAGGTATGACTAAAGATATTAGCACCCCCCATTAAATTATAATTATTAGAAGTTCCATGTGCTTTGTAAAGCTTATTAAAGCTATCGTATAGCCTAAATACTTTAGAGCCAAAAGTAAAATGTTCATAATAGTTTAAAGACTCATCTGAGCTTTCATTATTAATTAACTGATTTGCTATAGATCCAACAATATCCAAACCCTTATACACAGCTTTTTCTGCATACCAAGAACTTAAATCATTGGGAGTTAATAGTATACTGCTAGTAGGCCAAGTAGGATCAATTATTCCCCCCTCATCATAGTAGCCAGAAACTATAGAGCTTGCTTGAAGATACTTCTCCTTATCATGAAAAGTATTCATAACATACATAATTTCTTGTAGTTGTCCTCGTCTTCCATAAGTATTACAATCGGAGGAAGCCACATTTTGTTTAGCTCTAGAAGCAAAAGTATTACTAATATCATACCCAAACATAGAACTTGGGGAAGTTAAGTTCTGGCAGATATCCCATACAGGATCAACATTATCTGATAAGAGTGACCCAATGCCGTAGTCGTTTTTATTCTGTGATAGTGCTACTTCTTTATATCTTAAAGAAGAGGGCATAAACCCTAAGGGAAGGTATCCCACCCCTGAAGAGTAATAAGGACTAGATAACTCTAAACTTCCAGGGTTGTTTCTTCCATTCCTTGTGAACATTTTTGTTTCAGGAAGAAGGTTATGAAAGTTTCTCCTACGCAAAGAGTTTCTATTAGAGTCCCCAACAGCTTGAAAAGTGTTGCCTGATAAAAGAACATCAGTTACATTATCTGCTTGGAACCTCTTAAAACGATGAGGGGTAATACTATTTGCTGCCGCAAGGGCAGCCATGTTAACCGCACACACACCAAAGCCCGTAGTAACTGTGGAAGAACCCTCGTAAAGATCATCAAAATTAGGTCGCCATTCTCTACAGTCGTTATCCCCTAAAGCATCTAAAACATCAGCTACGCTTGAGACATTCAAAAGAATCTCTGGGATAGCATGAGCAGGGATAACCTGATCTAAGATAGGCATAATCTTTGATATTCCATAAGAAGTATTATAACCAAAACTCTTAGTTTTAAAATCAAAAGAACTAGCATCCAAAGACATAAGGAAGTGAGAAGACTTCCCATTCCACAAAGACAATAAGGATGCGGGATCTGGGGTTCTTTGCTTTGTTACATCTTGAAGAATAGTAGCATAATTGGGGGGATAGGTTTTCTTTTTAGTAAACAATAAGAAGTTATTTAAAACTTGATCAACATTAACAGTCGTGCTAGTATGGGTTCTAATATAATCGGTTACTTCTTTAGCAAACGAAGCATCACAACCATAACACCTTAGATAAAACTCTATCCTATCAACCATAGGTGTAGTTAATAGAGATTGTGTATAGTACTGTCGTTTCTCATAAGGAGGGATATAGTTTAAATGATTCCTATACACAAAAGTAAAGTCTGGATCATACCTAAAATCTAAAGCAAGGGAGGAAGACTCATGTACCCTCCCAGTCATCCAATAAGGGTCAGTCTCCCCGTTGGGGCTCATTAAATGGTAAGGTCCATTGTACACAACGGTTGTTCCAGAATAAACGAACTCAGGAGTGGGGAACCGTTTTCCTACTAAAAGAAAAGAACTAGGAAAGTCTCTTACTAAATCAAACATTATCTTATCTACAGCATATTTGATATTAAGATCCATGCTCTTATTACTATAATGCGGTATACCAAATTGAGTTGCTACCTTTTCAGTATAGGTACTACCTAGTTTTTGAAATGCAGCAGAGCTTGTAGCTAACGCATAATACATAAGGTCTGGTACATACGACTCCCAAAGCTCGGATAAAGTATCACTAGAGGTAACATTGAATATTCCAGTAGAGAATAAAGTATCCATTAGAATTTGAATGGACCTTCTAGTTCCCTTCATCTTATAAATTTCAACAGCATTGCGTAACTGTACGCGCCACTTATCAAAGTCAGCACCTATAAATCTCCAACCAATTAACTCGGCTAGAAGCTCTAGAAACTCATCAGGACACTTCCCAATGTCATATAGAATACCTATCTCATCTTGTTCCGTAAGTCTGTCTGCAAAAGAGAAGGACATAGCTTGTAAGAATCTGGCTAAAGGTCCTGCTTCCTCCGTATCTGTAATAAGAGTCCCAATTTCTAATGTCGTTGAAGTATCAAAGAAAGTAGTGAACGCTTCTTCAATCTTTATATCGGGGCTATCCACATAATGGGGAGAGTAATTAATAGTATTAAGAATCTTTAGTCTATCAAGTAATTGAGAACCACTCGTATTGGTATTAGAGCTTACAACTAAAGACGATACATAATCTGTGGGAATAATCTTTTCTGTAAGTCCGAAGGAGGCTTGCCCCTTCCACAGATGTTCTTGATAAATGTTGATTAAATCTTCTAAGACAACGGGTTGTCCCCTGTAAAATGTCTGGGTCATCAACTCTGCTACCGCAGTAGAGGGGGTAAATTCCTCGGACCCATTACGATTTAAGAAGTATAGCCACCCTAAGTTTTTAACAAGATAAGAATAGGTTCCAGAAGAGGTGTTATCAAAAGCACTTGCTGTAGTCGTAGCCAAGTTAATATCTGCATCACTTAGGCTAGGAATTGACGGAAGCAAGGTTCCACTTACATAATTTTGAAAAGCAGTACTTGTAGAAAACCCTTTATAAGCTTTCCCTAATTTAAAAAGAATATTTCTTTCAAAGTCATCAGGAGAAATAGAAGCAGGGGAATAGGTCTTATGAAAGAACTTAGCAAACCCTGATGGGCTTCCAATAGAAGAAAGAGACTCATCGCCCCCCAAAGAAGATACAGGAAGAATTGTAGCCTGATTGGCGTTTGCTAAAATGTGAGAATTAATAAGCTGGTTGGGATATGAAACATGCGTCCCGCTAATATCCTTCTCTTCAGACAAGTAAAAAGGAGGGATTACAGTACGGATAGCATCTAAGTAGTTTCTCTTAAAATATTTTTGCGGAGTATTAAGATCAACATTTTTATCCTTTGCGGATACTACAGCAACGACCTCAGGAATGATTACCCCTTGATCGCTAAACTTAGTTCTTGTAATCTTCCTTCTTGCCATTACACCGTTATCGTATTAATTGTAAAGTTATTAAGTTGAATAATCTCATGGAAATCAACATTAGTTACTTCTGGGAGATTATCTACAGTAGCGTATCGTACTTTATCCAAATTAAAAATATCTCGATTTAGCTCACTAGTTATGAAGGGTTTTCCGAAATCAAAGTTATCTACATTAAAAAAGTTCATAATAATCTCAGCAACTTCTTGTTGAATCGTTCCTGCGATTGGCTCTAACTCCTCATCAATTCTAATAGTAACTACTAAGTCTAAGGTTCTGATTAGACCGTCCACAACTACCACTTCATCTGTTAACATTTTCTTAGGTTCAATCTCTTCCAACAAGTCTTTTTTAAATGTAGTAGAAGCCTTTTGAAGAGTATGATCTGATGCCTTTTCTAAAGTATACACATCAATAACATTAGCAGAGGAGAAAGCATCTCTTACCGCAGCAGTAGTTTTACCTACCGTACCTTGTTTACTTCTAAAAGTGTTTCCAATAGCAATGTAATCTTCTAGGGTTACTACCCTATCCTGTCGTTTAAAGGTAAGAGGGGCATACTTTTTAGCATGTTCAGCCGTCTCCGCATCTTGACCCCCTGTTGCTGGAGTAATGTTTTCTGTAATGAAGGGATGAAAAGTGTTACCATCCGAGGACTCGACTGTAGTAGTAATATTGATAGCCCCTCCTATTATATTTCCTCTACTTCCTCCTCCCACTCTATACACTATTGTAAAGGTTGCTCCCGCAGGAGGAGAAATACCCGTTACACCATCCCCAAAAAGGAGAGTAGCCGTATAGTTATCCCCGTAAATAACTTGAAAAACTCTGTCGTTTATGCCAGAGGCTGCAAATAGTCTTTCGACCTGTCTGTATGCTCCATTAGACTCATCCTCTTTATTACCAGTACTAATAAACACTTGAACACTTCCCTCAATAATTGGAGAGTCTGTTAAAGCAATTCGTTTATTACCCTCTAAGGTATCAAAAGTTCCTTTTTGAACACTCATAGCTCCTTCAAGTATAGCTACATTAGTAAAAACAGAACTTGCTGCGTTATCAGCTTCGTCTCCCTTTAATTCAAAAGTTGCGTTAGGAGAAGTAATATCCGAAATAGTATTATTTACAATCTTATACAAAGTGTAATTTACAGGTGCCCCATCTTCTTTGGAAATAATTGAAAATACTCTAGAAGACGGAGTAACAAGTAGAGGAAAGTCCTCTTCAGGAGGGGTAGTATTTGCTGTGAGTCTAGCAGCAGCAGCGGCAGATAATGGACCCCGCATATCAACTCCAATAAGCTCCAATAATTTTTTAAGATTTTCTCTAGTTTTTACTGTCCTTAAATAATTTTCATTAGCTAACATGTCTCCCTTTAAAGAAAACACGCTGCCCATATAAGATACAAGCTCTATTAACATTAATCCTAAATCAGACTCAGAAAAGTTTTGATAATCCAAGGGGTATACCGATTTTATATACCCAATTAAATCTTTTCTAATTGAATAAA